TTCGTCGCAGCCGAATACAGCAAGCGCAGCGGCAACAAGGTGCAACGGGTCAATCAGGCGATGAAGCACCCGGAGCACAACTGGATGCTGGCAAACATTGACCGCGCTGTTGTTGCTGACGGAAGTCGGGCGCGGGTTGATAAGTTCGGCACGCTGGATGGAATCAAAGGACTGCTGGAATGCAAAACCGCAAGCGCCTATCTGGAGCGTGAATGGTCGGACGAAAGCGCCCCGCTCGCCTACGTCGCACAGTGCCAGTGGTACATGGCCGTCACCGGCGCTGAATGGTGCGATCTGGC